TCTTACCTCTCACCCCGCTTTCTGCTTGGGGCTGACCTTCCAGCAAGATTGAGCGCGCCCCTTATAAGCAAAAGGCCAAATCGCGGGTTGTCGGTCTTTCGCGTTCTTGCCGCGAAGGAGTGCAAGAACACGCGACAACCGTATGGTTGGAGCGAGCGCGATGGAATCGTCTCTCGCGACAAGCCGCGCGATAGTGTGCCGCGAAAGCGATGACTGCGCGACTGTTTCGCGCTCGTAAGCAACATGGGCGATTAGCGCGATGCTGAATCGCGCCTCGCTCGCGCTCAACGCTTCGCTCGCGCCGCCCGCTCGCTACCGCTCGCGGCGCAATTTGCCCCCGCGTTAGCCGGAGTCGCGCTCGCGCCGCGGCAATTTGCCCTCCTTAACCGCGTGCGAAATACAGACAATTTTTTCATGGGGGTCAAAAAAAAATCTCGCGAAAAAAATAATCATAACCGCTATCTTCAAGGGCAAGGTTGCTATCCGATATACCACATGGCTCGCTTCGTTCGTATTTTGAAGGCCACGAAACGGCAAGAGAAAGACGAGCGCAAACGCAAGAGGGACGAGCAAAGAGCGGCACGCAAAGCCAAGAAAAAAGCGCGACAAGATAAGAAACGACAGGTGCGCGTAGTTGATACTCCACCAGCCGAGGAAGAACCACCGAAGGCTGAACCCGAACCGCCCAAAGAAGAGCCGCCCAAAGAGGAAGCACCAAAGGCTAAACCTCCGGCGCGCGAAGAAGGTGGACGACGAAGAAAAATAGGTAAGAGCGAGCAGGGTTTCAAGTCTTTACAGCCTTACATGAACAGGCTGATGGAAAGGCACGACGCTGGTGAAATTGACATAGTGGACCTATACACCAATATCATTAACGCGAACAATATTTTGATTGGTCAAGCACTTGGTATGGATGAAGATGCGATTAACGAAGCGCAGGGAGACATACCCGCGATTATGTCGGAGCCGTTGATTAACGGTCCAGTCATGATGCACTTGCAAAGAATGTCAAATAAATACCCGGAACTGAAAGAAGTCCGCGCGGAAGATGAAGAGGACAACGGTAGTTTGCAAGAGTTGATGGAAGCAACAAAAGGCATACGGGCTGACATTTCATCGTTCATCGCGGACCCAATAAATATGGGAAGGCCGCACCAACAAAAAGACATCAAAGGCATTTACGATTTGTTGGCTCGCTTTAATCACCCATTGGCTATAACGCTCGCGGAAGAAATACCGAAGAGTGAAAGGATTGCACCAAATTACAAACCAAGACGACCTCGCAAGATACGCGTTAGGGGAAGAATGACCGACCCTTCGTTTGAAGAAGAGATGAACCGTTTAGCGCGTGAACAGTCGGAGTTGTTACAGGTCGGAACCAAAGATGACAAACGAGTTACACGCCCGGAAACAAAAGCGCGAAGGGCAACCGAGATGTATGACCAATTCTTCTCACAGACCGACATTGACCGTGGACCTAAGAAACAAACTGGTATTGTTGTCAAACCACCAAGCACCGCGATGACGAAAGATATTCTTGAGAAAGTCAAACAAATCGGCGTTGAAGAATCACTTGACGACAAGGGTGCATTCAACAGTTTACAAAACAAGTTCAACAATTTTATGATTTCATTGACAGGGAACAAAGCGTTCGGAACATCGGGGCGCGCGGGTAGGTTTGGTGGCGAGATTGAAGTTGGTCGCGCACCAAACGCACTTACGCCCTCTATGGCAGAAGTTGGTAGGCAACTGGGTATTGGTATGCCAGCACCAAACATACCGGACACGATGCTCAAACCTCACTTACAAGGCAAAAGCCCGTTCAGCATGGATTTGCGCAACGACTTGGCTGAAGAGTTAAGTGTTATGGATATAACAGGTTTCCACCCGTCGCTTGTGTCATCATTAAGTGAAGACGGATTGTTAAGCACTTTGTTTGGTGATAAAAGGGCCGAAACGACTGAAGGTGCTGGGCCGGGTGGCTCACAGGAAGAAATCGCTCAACGAGCCAGCGAAGCGCGGAGACAAAGAATTGGTGGTGTTGCAACCGAGGCATCTTTGATGGCACCCGAAGATGAACTCGCGGCCATTCAAGGAAAAAGAGTAATGACACCAACTCAAAAGTTGGCTGAACTTGAGCGCAGGTTACAACAAGGCGACATTGATGACTACGAATACGAGATGCAAAGAGCCGCAATCGGGATGAATAAACACAAGATTGACAGCGATAAAGCACTCGGTGGTTTGATTGGTGATGACTTTGAGGTTGGACACGCATTCCACGGTTTGAATGAAAATCAAATCATGGAGCGAAGTCAAGGATTTGTTGACAATCTTATTGGTATGGGTCGTGTTATACGAGAATTAAGATACGACGCACATAGATTAGCCGGTGCTGAATCAGCCGAAGAAAAGCAAGAGATTGACAACAAATTGAAGGCGTTGGGGTTAGACGCTGAACATCTCATCGCGTTCGGTGATATTGAGAACGCGACGCTTGAGGACAAAAAGCGATACACTAAACTTGACAACATCATGAAAGGTAAATTGAGTCAAGTCATGCCAAGACTGACTTCACAGATTAGCCGACAGCACAAGATGATGGAAAGAATCGGTTTGAATGATGTTGATATTGTTAACGCGGCTATGCAATACGCTAACGCTGACATGAGTGTAAACGGTTACAAAGACGCATTCATGAGTCTGTTAACACAAAAAAGAAAAGACGGCAACTTGAATACATACCCGATTTACCGTTTGTTGCAATACCTACAAAAGAAGGGTATTCGCGAAGCAATTGATGAAGAACATCATCAAAAGGTGATGGAACAACAAGAGAGGTTTAGACGAAACCACGAAGCGCGTCAAACAGAAAGAGAAATGGGTAGTTTCAGTAAGGGTGGTGTGGATTTGATGAGTCCGCAACCCGAACATCTTGAACATCTTTTGCATACCCCGGAAGAATGTTTGTCGTGCCACCCCGATAGGTTCGGAAACCGAACCGCAGAAGAAGCAAGATTGCATTCGCCGTTCAAGAGGGATAGAACACCCTTCGCGCATAAATCAATCACCATGCCTATTTTGACTGATTACAAGAAAGGTGTAGGACAGGGCGATGCGCGCTTGTTTGCAATAGCACCGGAAGGTCAAACTTCTCTTGCCTCTATTGTCAATCACATTTACCCCGGAAGACTCAACATTAAACAACTGTTAGCAGAAGCAGAAAGGGTCAAAGAAGACCCTAAAAGAAAAATTAGCGATTGGCGCAATGATAAAACCAAAAAATACAAACGACTCATCAAAGATGCTGTCATAACAGGTAATCCACGCGCGGCAAACATTTACAAAAAGTTCGGACTTTACAAGACGATTGAGAACGCCATCGCGACAGGACCAGCGGGTATGAGCAACAAAGAATTGGTTGCCGCTTCATTCCTCATGAACAACGATGATGCAATTGACAAGCACCAAGAATCTCACCGTAAAAAGACACTGATGGCTACGCGATACAATGCTTTGCTTGATGCTGTGGATTTCATGAAAGAGTTAACCGAAGGGGAATACGGCGGTAAAGAATACAAGCCGGGTGCATTGAAAAGCGAATCAGTAAGACGCGCACTTATTGGTGAAATGTTGACTGAACCGATTAGCAAGGTGCAAAGTGCGAACAAATCTATCTTGAGAGCAAAAAGGGTTCTTGCTACTCTTGAGCCGTTGTATCGTCAATACTTGGATGAAAATGCTGACTATCAAGAGAAGTTGGCTGAAACAAAAATGAAGGAAGAAGTTGACGAAGACGGACAAAAACGAATGGTTCGCGGACAATACATGGAACCAGCGCAAATTAAAATCATTGAAGAGTTGGGTAAAAAGATTGACAAGAAATACAACAGGATGTTGTTAAGTCGTAAGAACCAATTGACAAACATAAGACGCGCTGAAAAGAAAAAAGAGAAGTTCAAAAACGCAAGCGACGAATCACTTGCACGCGCAAACGAGTTCATGCTCGGTGCTTTCATCAAAGGTGGTGGCGAGATAGCCAAGATGCTATCCAGCAAAAAAGAGAGAGGAACCGAGTTCCATACTACCGTTGGATTCCTGTCCGAGTTGCATAAGAAATTGTATGAAGATGATGATTTTGATTCTATTCATCGCGCTGATGTCAACGGCAACTTGAGTCGCGACTTCACTCACTCATTGGATAAATACAAAATGGGTAGGTTTGGCGACATGGCTGGAACTGGCATCATGGCTCATACGAACAACAAAGCATTACCGCGTATCAACAGTATCAATCAACTGCTTGCTCATCGTATTCAAATGGGGTTCCCGTTAACAGAAGAAGACATTGAGCGCGCAAAAGAGATGATGTTTGATGCTGAAATGACGGATGCGGTTGACGACAGTGAGTTCAACGATTGGGCTTCCAGTCTTTTGACCGATGAAGAGATTGCGAGAATAAACACATCGGAGAAAAAACATCATCATCACGATGGCGGTCCAAACGAATTAGGGTTGCTTACAGAAGAAGAGGCGGCGCGAAGGGAGCAAAACTCCCACTTTACAAAAGGTAGTGAAAGGAATATTGAGCGAGGCATAATGGCCGCAAACAAACTAACAAGCAATTGGCGACAACATGCTCCAACACTATGCGGCACATGTCATGGTCATCGCTTCGTCACGAAAGATGAAGCGATTTCATTCTTGCGTCATCGCATACCCGAATTGCAAAATGAAAACAGAAATAGTCCGAGGATGATGAAATACATAGCGGACAATCTGCGTCCGCGTGGTGCGGATTCATTCGCAAACCATCCTATGGCTGATGAAATGGATGACCACGACCATGAACAATACGCGTGTCCAGCATGTGAACATACTGCTGATTATGTTCAAGGTGGCAAATGTAGCAACGGGCTATGTCCCGATTGTCTCGGTCATGGTGTCCGCGACCCAACAGACGAAGAGCATATCCACGATGGCTATATAGACGCGGATGGAAACAAAGTGGACGGTAAAAACCATCACTATTCGCACAACGGCGCAGTAGCCGCGAAAGTTGACCATCTCAACCAACTGCTATTTGGACAACTCGGTATGATGCAAAGCGGTAAGATACCCAAGTTCCTACAAGATGTTATCACCCCTGCATCACCAATATGGCAACAGTATGGCGATTATGTTGACACAGGTAAATACAAAACGATTGAGGATAAAAGAGAAGCCGCGCGAAAGAAAGAGTTGGAACCGTTAGAAATTGACCCCGACGCACCGGAGATACCAAGCGCGCCACACATAAGAGATAGCCGCGAACACTCTTTGCTTCCCGAAAAACCCGGCGCAAAAGTGATTGATTTTAGTCAAATCGGCGCACAACCGATTGACTTCGGTGAAGAAACAACAGAACCGATGCAAGATATACCAACATTGCGCGAAACACTCACAGGTGTTCATCAAACAGCGACGAAGAATCATGAGAAAATCATGCTCCAAAAGCATGTTGACCGCTTAGAAAAAATGGGTATAGCCGCGCAAGAAGCAGAAGGCGACGAAGAAGGAATCAAAGCGATTAAAGATTTGGCGAATGAAATAAGAAACGACCCCGCGTTCATCAATGGTGATGTTCACGGACATGACTACATGGATGACCACCCTACGCTCAACAAGATACACAAACTCCAAGAGATGGCGGAATCGTTCTTTGTGGTCGGAGGTAAATACGATAGAAGGCAAATCCCTTACAACCGAAAAGGAAGACTAACGCCAACAATGGAAGAGATATTCACCAATCAAGGACCAATGACATTCGGTGATTATGAGCCGTTAAGCCCGATGCATGGACACATGCTCACTGGTCCCGAAATTGACGAAGGTTTGTTTGAACCGGGTGCAACACATTCACCAAAACCAATAACCTTGAAGCATTTGAGACAACTATTCCGCGGGAACAAAGAAGCGCAACGGCTTATCACTCGCCGCGAGAACTTTGAAAAGTTTGACACAGACAAGTTGAAGAAAGTAGCATCCGCGCTTGAAGGAATTGACAAACCGTTAGTTGCGCGCAAAACAACTAATTTGAGAAGCGACTCGCTGGATACCTTGCTGAAAGAATACGGTGAAGACCCAATGAAACAGGAAATGTCAATCCACGCTCCCACATACAGCGACGAAACAATGGCGGCATTCAAAGAAGCAGGGGCTACTGATGTTAACTCAATATTGACCGCACCAAATAAAAATAAACAAAACCGCGCGATAAACGAAACTTACATCAGCGAGTTAAATGGTTCAATCAAAGAGTTATGGCAAGAATATGTCTTGCGAACAGCAATGAGAACATTCATGTCGCGTGTAAACAATCCTCTTGATTTCCCGAAGTTGCCGGATAATTTATCCCCTTCTAACATGAAGTCAATTGTTGGTGAAGATGCGAGTCTGTTCAAGATGATAAAAGATGAGGCCGCAAAACTTTGTGGATACGAGAACGAAGATGAGTTTGGCAAGAAGGTCAATTTAGCAACGCGAATAACCATCACAGACGGTAAAGGCAGAAGTGTGCAAGAATTGAATCCAAAAGAGTTCAAGGCTGATGTTATGCAAAACGCGAATCATGAAGACATCAAGGAGTTGCCAATGGGTGTCGTCCAATACACAAGGGATGAGAATGATGAGATAACAGGCGCGCAGTTTGTTCCAACAGAAGCCAGCAAAATTATGACAAATGCACAGCAGTTGGCTTATTCACCCGAAGATGATATGCAATTCAAAGGTATGCAGAAGTCCGCGGAATATCACCGCTATCCAAACTGGTATCATAGAGATACGATACGCGACATACTCGCTGGTCAAGAAGGCAAAGAAGATGGTTTTGCTAATCACGCTGAATTAGCCACAGCGTTTGCGAACGGATTGCTACCCGAAGAATTGAACAATAGAATCAAAGAGTCAATGATTTTGTCCAAGTTGTCGCATGTAACACATCAACACCAAAATTACGGTGATATGTTGGGTTATGATTTCGCGAAAGAACAGTTGCAAGAAGCAGAACGAAGAAGAAGAGTGTCCGGTCCTATGACTCCTATGCCACCGGCACCTCAATCGCCACTGTTACAGCCTCAACCCCAACCTCAACCCCAACCGAGCGCGACCGTCGCACAACCAATTGATTTCGGAGAAGATTCTCAATAATATCGTTTTCTTCTTACAATCATAATTACTATATTACTCTCATAATAATTTGATAATATTGATAAAAGGGTGAATCAACATGCTTATGTAGCGTTCGCGACACGCACTACGCATGGAGGTTGGTTGTTATGCAAGAGCGCACGCCACAGAATAAGGATGAATTGAGAGTATTGGGATTGATTTCTTTCGTTAGCATATTGGTTGGTTGTTCTATTGCGGTATTTGACGCGGGGTTGTGGTTGAAAGATGACTCAACTTACACAAACGCGATAACATACACGATGGGCGCGTTCACTTTGCAGGGAATGGCTTACTTCATTTACAAAATGCTCGCACAAGACGGTATGGACCAGCGCGCAATCATTTCAAATATGCAAAGAAACATGTCACGACAGATGCAAAGCCAACAAATGCGATTCGCGCAAGCACAAATGGACATGGAAATCAAGAAACAAGAGGTCGCTTTCGCGAAACAACTTGAAGAGTTGGAGAAAGACCCCGAAGTTCAACAATATCTTGGTTTGATGAGTGGTGAAGTTGACCCGGAAACACCAGCGCACAAAGCAAACACCAAAAAATCACTCAATTTGGGTAGTGCTGGGCGCAAGCGTAACGCTGACGGAACATACGCGAAGAGCAAAAAGGAGTGAAACAGATGGGTTGGTTGTTCAAAACACCCAGTGATGATGCGACGGAAGCCACGCTACGCGCTTTACATACCCAAAACACTCTTGATACCTATTACGAAAAGGGCAAAGCGTTGGTTTTTTGCATAATTACCGGATTTGTTACTGCATTGAGCGTGTCTTGGTTTGAACAATCAAGCGATGTGAGCATTTGGGACAACACAGTGGAGTGGTTTATCAACAAAATCCGCGGTTGGGTGGGGTGATTGGTTGCAACATTCGCCGGTAGCGCACTCATGGGTGCTGTTGTTTACGGGCGTGAACTTTACAATTTCATCAAACCGCGAAGAATTGGTGTTTACGGACCAACACAGGTGGGAAAAACCACACTTGACCAATTTATGCGCACACCGGGAGAAATGGACGATATAGAGGAACGAACTATGCACCCAAAACGACTACTTGGTGGGGGTTATGTGCTTCCTAAAGCGACACGAAAGCGTCTTCGCTGGCAAGGAGAGAAAAGAGTTGTTCATTCAGCCGATATTGGTGGTCAACAACGCTTTTGGAACCTGTGGATTGACGATATGGTTGACAGGCAGGTTGAAATTGTTATATTCATGACTGATACGCGCGTTTTACGAGGCAACGGTGCGCAAGTTATTGACGCAGTGGGTGGTTTTGAGTATCTTGTTGACGCGATGATTGAAAAAAGATGGAAATATCGCTCATTGAAGTCAAGATTACGCGGTAAACGCTATGCTCCTAAGCAGATTTGGCTTGTTGCAAACAAAGCAGACGAATGGTGGGATGACAACGCGAACATTTTGTGGCAATCTAACCGTTTACGAGAACATAAAGTGTTTGATTCACACCGCCCAGCCATGCGGAGACTCCAAAAAGCAGGTATTCCGTGTCGCGTTAGCATGATGGCGACTAAAATTGGCTGGAATGTTGAAAAAACGATGATTGAGATGTTAAGTTGGTGATAAAATGCTTGGAAATACACCCCAAAATGACCTATTACGCCTTGCCGCACAGACACAAATGAGCCTTGCACAGATGCAACAACAGGCTACTGCACAGGCCGCGATGAGTAATGCAAGTGAACATATTGAGGTTCCGCAGGTCAATTTTTACCCTTCACAGCACCCAAACCCCAAAAAAGCGCGCCGAAAAGACATAAAACAGGCATATAAACTCCTAAAACCGACAAAAAGGAGTATTTTTTCTCCGCGAAGGTGGTTATTTGGTGGAAAATACCGATATAACACCAATACAATGCGTTGTGTTATTGATGGAGCGGATGTTGAACACCTTTTGAGACACGCTGGCAACATATATGAGCAGGTGATTGACGAAGAAACCGGCCAATCTTTGTGGGATTTATACTTCAAAAATCCCGTCACAGGGGAGGTTGAAGCCTTTGTAGCGCGAGAAAATGTCACCAGTGGACGCAAAATGCGCGGAACTTACTGCCCGGAACACCTACATTTGTATCATTTGTTATGCAAATGGGAGAAAGAAGAAGAGAAAGAGCAAGAAGCAAACACTGGGACACTCAAAGCCAAGTTGAAAAAGGGTGTTTCAACTGTTGCTGTGCCAATAAGTAGCATCAAAAAGAAGGATAACACACCTCCGATACTGGCGAAATACGAGCCATTCTTTCAAATGCTCAAACAAGACAACATTCCAATCACTCATTTGACAAACTCGGCGACAGGAATGAATGATTTGGTAATGGTTGTGTTTGATATGCGCCAATTCCAAGCAGGGAACAACGCAAGGTTGCTGTTTGACGCTCTCGCGATGCATCAAGCGCAACAACAAAGCGCGCCTCTTCCATTACCGACAGAATCAAATGATGGGAGCGCGTGAGGTGGTATCATGGTGTGGCCGTTTAATAGTAATAATCAGCAACAGCAACAACAAGGTGCATTGAATCTCGGTTTAGCAGGGGGACAACAACAAGTTCCAGTTCAAGGACAACAACAACAGCAATGGGGACAACAACAATATGGTTTGCAATATCAAGCACCTCCTACTGAAATGGAGATATTATCCGCGATGATTACAACAAATCCAATGATTGACAAGTGGCTATCCGATAACAACGGTGCGAATATGAATATGCTTATCTCGTTATTGAGCAGTTTAGTTGCAGTTTCAGTCAACACGCTTCTTGTGAACGCGCGCTTGGTTGAAGACGGTGATGGATACAAGTTTGATTTCAGTGGCGTTCAAGGTATGCCAACGGCTGATAGTGTTATGATGAGTCAAACACAACTACTCAACACATCATCTAACAATGTTCAGCAAAAAAATATGCAGTTCCAACAAATGGTTCAACTTGCAAATCAAGGTGTAATGCAAAGCATGTTGAATGATGCTATGGCTGACCCCGGATTGATGCAAAATGTTGGTGGTGGAATCGGCTCTTTAGTGCGAGGATTAGCCGGAGGAAGATAATATGGACATGACATCTTTATTTACAACGGTTAGTGAAATGACCAATTTGCGCAAATCTGTTGTTGTTGACATGATAATGGTGCAACTCATTTCTTTGACTCTTGGTTGTTTCATGCTACTGGTGTTCTCCGGTCCATCTATGGAATCAAGACAGTTGACATGGATAATTGGTGCATTATTCGTCTGTTTCAGCGCGACTGGTATCGTTTATCGTCGCCTCGGACAACAGGGTTGACCATTTACCGATTGGACATTCGCTGTTTAGCAATATTGTTTTCGTTTTGATGAAACAACCACAAAGGCTACATCTGTCGTGATTTCTTTTTGGACAAGATAGGCAAATGTTGTAACGACGCTCTCTTTCTGTCAAGTCTGCGCGTTGGTTTGTAATTAAATCAGCCGCGGCTCGCGAAAGACTCTTTGCTGTTCCGATTGAAATTGGTATTCCCGCGACTTTAGGTGCGCGTGATAACCTTTTTCTCATGGAAACACTCTTTTGCTACCACTACTTGGTCTTTGCTATGGCGGAGCGTATATCGCGAGCATCTTGCAAGTTCTGTCAAGACCCCGACCGCGATGGTATTGAAGAAATGATGAAGGCTGGACTCATCACCGCGAAGCAGTTGGACAAAGACAAAGGTTGGCGTGAAGGGACCGCTGACAGGCATTTTCGTAATCATGCCGGAGAATATCACATGGGTAGTAACAGCGAATGTCGTCTTTGCACATCTCCACAGCGAGAAAATCTTGAAATGGCTTACTTCAATGCGAGTATGACTGTTGAAGAAATCGCACAAGAGTTGGATATGCCGGAATCAAGCGTATATCATCATTTGAAGCATCATCTCAAACCAATTGTGCAAAAAGGTGCGGCTGACATCATCATTGTTGAGGCTGGTAAAGAAATGGACAGCCTACGAACCAATTTAGCACGAATCAATGGTGAGTTGGGTCATTTCCTTGATGATGCAGACCGCAACGACCCACAATATGTTCGCAATATCGTATCATTGCATAAAGAAGTGCGCGAAACTGTCAAAGACATCATGAGAGTGCAAGAACGCGCGGCTGGTAATACCAACGAAACCATGAACGCACAAACCATTAACATACTCAAAGTTGAATTAGCGAAAGAGTCCCCCGAAGTATGGGCGAGACTTCGCGGTAAATTGATTGGAGGTGATGAGTGATGGTAGGTGGACCCGAAGGTAGCACCGCAGGTATGCGATTCAACCCTCGTCAAAGCGCAGAAGAATTGCAAGACGATTCAAATGTCGGTCGTGAAGACTCGGAAGAACGCGCACTTCATGACGCGAAGAAGCGTGAGAAACAAGAGAAACGCGCTAAAATGATGCAAGGTCTTCAACACATGAAAATAAAAATACCTCAAAAGCGCGATGATGAGGAAGATAGCGACATGAAAAGACAAGCCGAGGCTGGTCAAATGTCCGGTCAAGTGGGTCAAAACGAAGCGATTGACGGTGCAAACCCTCGCGGTAGTTTTGGTGGCGGTGCTGGCATGAACATGTTGTTGTCAACTGCACCTTTCATTGACGACGCTTTTGAAATGATTCGTAAAAAGAAAGACGAACCAAAATACGATGATGAGAAACCCAAAAAGACAACAACTATTGACACTGCTTTATCACGAAGACGCGCTAAAAAAGGTAAGCGTAAGAAAAGATTCGGTATGAAAGACACCGAATCATCAAAGCGAAGTCGTAGTAAGAAAAACAAGGCATTGAAGCCCGGTTATGTTCGTAATCCCGGTGCAATGACGGCGTTGAGAAGTGGTCAAGCACCTTACCAAACATTCGGTTTGATGGGTTCACGAAGACCTGCTCCAACAGCACCGCGGTTTTTGACCGTATCATCGGGAAGAAGTCGTCCGCGTGCATCACTCGCTAACCCAAGAACCAAGTTGGGACAAGATGTTCGTCAAGAAGTGCGACAAGATACACCAACACAAGATGTCACACCTCCAACACCCACTGTTACACCCGAAGCAAGAGTAGCACGCGCACCGCGTGGTTCGCGCGATTCTCGTCCACACAAGAAAGCAGTAAGACAACCAAGAACTGCGATAACGCCCGGTGGTAAAGAACTCACAGAAGCAATTGCGTTTGGAGGTGGTGCTTCTGCTATGGCCGCGGGTGGTATTGGTTCAAGTGATGCTATTCTTGCATCCGAAGAGTTCTTGCTTAAGCGCGCACAGAAATTGAAATTAGGCATATCCGCTCGCGACCGTATTGAGTATCGTCAATTGATTGACCAACTCAATCATTTATTGCGCCGAATGATGCGCAAAGAAGACAAGTCAATGCAGGGTGCTGATGAGAAATCATCACCTAACACATCGGGTGGACTTTCATCAAATCCCACTGGGGCAACCGAAACAGACCCCGACGATGATGCGACCCGATGGGGCGCACACCCGTATGATTTGTATGTAAGGCGAGGTGGGATAGGTTGAGCGATTACATTCTCAAGGGTAAGGGTGTTTACTACCGCGACGCGGAAGGCGTAATGCATCCCCAATCCTTTCCTCCCGAAGATTCCGACCATGAAAACATATCACATTTTCACATCAACAGCAAAACAGGTCAACCTTTCGCAGAACTTGAAGGTAAAGGGCTGGTAGGTAAGTTTCCTGTGGAAATCGCCGCTGAAATATTAGCAAGAGAATTGATGACACAAGGATATACAGATGAAACAGGCGCGAAAAGAAAGCCAGTATCCATGCAATCAGCGTTGAGATTATCAAAAACTCTCTTTAACAACGCGACCAAGCGTTTCAATGACATCAAAAGAAAAGCCGGTGATGATTTTCACATTCTTCCTATGAAGTTTGATGACAACGGAATACTCAACGACGCTTACAAAAACAATCACTATGGGGGACATCAACCGCGCCGTGTATCAACTGCGCAAAGAAAGACAAGAACAACCGATGGTAAAGTCATCAACAATCATCCACGCAATGAAGCGCACCCCGAACTTGGTCAACACCTTGAATCGGCGGCTTTGCATATTGCTGATGAATTACGCGATGAAGCAGAACGAATTGGTGTTCAAACGGAACTCGCGGCAGGGCAGAATGTTTTGGAACCTCAACAAATCACTGACGGCATTACACATAGATACACTTCAAACGACGCTGACCCTACATCAAAAGAGAACACCAAATACCCTAACCACTACAAAGATTTACACGCGCAAACTGCGGCTTATGGACAAATCTCTCCGATGGATATTGTGTCTGTCTTACCTTCGGACTTTTTCGTTCCGTCAACATCCGGCGGCATGTCAACAAGCATCATGAATCAGTTGATAGAAAGAGGATACGACCAACCAACCGCTCGCTCAATGGCTCGCGCACCAGTCAATCAATTGCTATACGGTCGTGGTAAAGATGGTTCGCAAACCGGACTCAACAAGGTAGTTCGCAACATGCGCGCTAAATTAGGTATTGACACGAATGACGATATTCATGCCATGTTCAAGAACCATCGTGATAATTTTGCACCACTGATAAGAGGTGGCGATAGGGGAAGAAACCACAAAGCAATTGAAATCATGGCTATGTTGAAGTTGGCTGAACAAATGGGTGTTGACCCAAGCCAATATTCAATGTATCCATCAGCACCAAGCAGTGTCATGAATGGTTGGCGCGATGTTGCCATAGATGAGGGTGGTAAACAAATTGACATGGCCGCTCTCGGTAGTGTTGATGAAGGACATCAAATGCGAGGTAAGTTTTCAAATCAATTTGACCACATGTATGATTCATTCCCCGACCATTTGAGCGGCGGTTCGCTTGCTGACGCTTTACCTGCTCAACCTGTTGTTGTTGAAGAACCAATGAGCGACCCACCTCCCCCTGTTACAACACAAGAACCTCTCCCTCAACCACCAGTTGCACAACCGATTGATTTCGGGTTCCGCGACTTATCACAATTCAATCCATTCCCTTCGGGAAGAACATTTACCATGTCCGATGACGACCCAATGGGTGTTATCGCGACCATCATGGAGCGCGTGCAAATGCATGACGCAGGTGGCTCTTTGTTAGTAAAATACGACCCAATGGATAACTACGACATGCACAAATTGGGTCAAAATGTAGGCATGTCAAGTATTGATGTTCGCGCGATTGCAATGTCGCTTGGTGATTGGGGTGTCATAGCGAAATCCTTTAACACTACGCACGATGTGGTTCGCGCTATCAAGAGGTCTTGCGGAGGCGCGCTAAATGGTTGAGAATTGGGAAATAGAATGGAATAGTAGCATGATGGAACACGGTCGCGACTTAGGCACAATGGAGTTTATCTTTGCAAAAGGCGGAACGGTCAAGGATATGAATTATGTTATGTTTGATGTTCAAGACAATAGTTGGGAACCTCTCATCAAGGCTGTCGCGGAGCGCGACCATTCTCATCCCGACATCATTCGGAAGAATGTTGAACAACAACCGTTCTTCATGGAGCAAGGACAACGCTCCGCTCAACCGTTTTTGGGAACAGGTGTAACAAGTCCTCGTCAAGCAACAAAACAATTCAACACAGCACAGCGAATGGCTAACTTAGAAGAGTATGCTCAAGCAGGTCCTAACGCTACTGCTGGACAGGCATTCCGCGCTGGTAAATACGGAACTGCCGCAGGTAAAGGTCTTGCCGCCGTAGGTCGCGGTATTATGCAAGGTGCGCGAGGCGCGCGCGATTACATGAGAGACACAGCCGGACCTAAAATGAAAGAAATGGCCGGTCGTGGTATGGAAGCGGCTGGTCGTGGTCTTCGTGCGGCGGGAGACATGGGCGGTCGTGCGCTTCAAGCAGTCAAAGACAGCGGTTTAGGTGAGCGTATGAAGAACTTCATGAGTGGTGCAGGTCGCGCAATTAGCGATTTGCGATTTGCGCCACAAGCCGCAAAACAATCACTCGGACAAATGCGAGCCGCGGGTGAAGATGAGGCTCGTCGTTCAGCACTTGAAGGCGGTCTTGGTCGCGGACAACGAGAAATTGACGACGCAGAACGCAGGTATGTTCCGGGTAGTCAAGGCTTTGATAGAAATATGGAGCAAGCGCGAGCAAGCACAAGTCAAGGACTCGCTCGCGATTTCAATATCACTCCAAGAGTTCACGAAAAAGGTAAGAACAAAGGAAAACCGATGGAATCAGTTGAAGATGCTATGCGCCGCGAAATACAGGAAATTGGTGCAAGACGCGCTGAACCAAAAGAAGGTTTCTTCGCTGGTATGAGGCGACGCGGTGATGAGCGACGAGAGGCGGCACGCGCAGAACGAGAAGGTGATGCGTTTGCTCCATCCAACATCGTGCCGGAAGAACCAGTAATGCCCGAACCACCAAACGAGGCGGCGTTGGAGGCGGCTCGTTCCGATGCTAAACCTTCAACGACAGCACAACCGATTGAGTTCGGACCCGAAACATCACCACCAGCGGACACAGGTGTAGTCAAACCACAAATGGAAACCGCTACGGCGACTGAAACTGAAATGGACCCAAGAGAACAATTTGCGACACGAATGGTTGATGAAGCGGGATACAAGCCCGGTGGTTCGCGTGACAAAGCACGCGAAGTAGCACTTGGTTTGTTTGACAAACCCGAAAGTTATGAAGCAATTACAACCGCGACTGGTAGCAGGGGATACAGGGCAAAATTAGCACAGGCTGTCGCCGCTCATCATGGTATGACACCTGCACAGGCTGATGCAACCGTTCAAGCCGCGGAGCAAGGTAATCCCGACGCAAAAGAGAAAGTTGAAGAAGCCGTTGAAAGCAGTGGTGGAAAAGCACCAATGATTGAGTTTGGCAACATGCAGATGAGTGAAGACACTCATGAAGCCTCATGGGATTCACTGCTCAAAGGATTAGATATTAGGTGATGATGTGTGCAGTCGTTATCACTTGAAGCAATTGAGGAAATTGACTTTGAGGTAGCGAAGCGTGACTTCAAGTTCTTCTTTGAAGAAATACTTGGGTTTCAACTATCTTGGCATCACGAACAGTGGTTCAACAATCTTGAGTCGCGCAAAAGATACTGTGTAAAAGCGGCGCGTGACCACGGTAAATCAACACTGTTTCTCGGCTACATGCTGTGGAAAACAGCGTTTAACCCAAAAACAAAAGCGGTGTTGATTTCACACAGTCTTCACCAGTCTATTCACCACATGCGCACACTCAATGATTTGATTGACAGTGTGCCGTTTCTCGCGAAAATGAAAAAAGCGGATTCTTGGTCAAAAACATTTTTTGGTTTTACTAACGGTTCCAACATTAGCGCGAAGTCGGTCGGGGGTGCCATCCGTGGTATTCACCCCGACCTCATTTTATGCGACGACATTCTGTGGGGAACAACTGACACAGAACTTGCTCGCGTCGCATCATGGTTTTACGAAGTCCTTGTCCCGACACTCCACCACACCTCAAAACTGATGATAGTCGGGACACCTTTTACTCCAACCGATTTATACACAGAACTTGAGAGCCGCGACGGGTATCTTGTTGAAACATACCCGGCTATCAATGTCAAAGGTGAAGCATTGTGGCCCGAACGCTGGGATTTGGAATCTTTAGATGCGCGCAGAAATGATATGCCAGCAATTGCATTTGCTCGCGAATACTTGTGTGAGCCAATGGATGATGTGTCAAGTCTGTTCCCATCAACCATTTTGCAAGCCGCTAAAGATTCATCGCTCAAGTTGATTGAGCGTGAAGTTGGCGACCCCGATGACCAATACTTCATTGGTTGGGACCCGGCTATTTCAAGCGACCGAGCCGCTGACTACACCGTGATGGTAGTGCTTCGTCGCCCATCCACCAATCCCGAATTGCTTGAGTTGGTTCACGCGATTCGTCGCAAAAACATGGACTTCCGCACACAGATTACCGAGATACAAAGACTCAACGCGAAGTTTAACCCCGATGTTATTGAACTTGAAGCAAACAACTTCCAGCGTGTTTTTGCAACTGAACTTCGCGCTGATACAGATTTACCAATCAAGACTTTTATTTCCACACGCCAACGCCGTGAGTCGCTTCTCATGGGTTTGGTGTTGCGCTTTGAGAAAGAGCAAATCCGTTTGCCGTGGGGTGATGACCGTTCTCGCACGCTGATGTCCGAACTTGAGCGAGAGTTGCTTATGTTTGGTATGAGCAAGAAAGGTCGGCTTGACAGTATCGGTAGGCACGATGACTTTGCTATTGCTCTCGCGTTGGCGCATTGGGCGACTACGGAGTTCCGTGAACGCATTGTGGATTTAGATGAAATAATGGCGGGGTTGTTAGATTGAGCGATTGGTGGATTGTTTTGAAAGAGGGTCGCCAAGTCCAATGCCCTAAATGCAATCGTATGTTTTATGGTGAAAATGCTTTACAAAACCATCATTGTGTGCCTAATGCTCCGGTTAATCCACAAACAGGAGAAGTTGATTATAGACAACCTTTGAACCCACAGGAGAATAAAGAGATGTATGATTTTTTGAATCAATTTGGATTAAATGTTACACAAGGTGATAGCAATTGTCCCGCGTGTAAAGGAAAGGGAATGATAGAGGGCGACCCTTGCCCTATTTGTAGGTGATTAAATGACTGATTGTAATTGTGAGTTTTGCGTAGGAACGAATGCGGCGTTTGATATGCTTGAAAAGAAACTGTGTCCAGCGGGTAAAGCCGCGGCGAAGCGTAAGTTCAAGGTTTATCCAAGCGCGTATGCGAATGGTTGGGCTGTTCAATATTGTCGCGGTAAGTTCCGCAAGAAGAAGGGAGGGAAGAAGAAGAAATGATACCTCTTGAAGATGCGTGGGTTTTCATGAAAGCCAAAAAAGACGCGCCAAATTATCGCCATGCTTCTAAATCCGAACAGATGGCTGGTAAAATATGCGGAACTTGTAAAGCGTGGGATGATTCAGCAACAAAAGACCCTCAAACTGGTTATTGCGAGTGGTATGATTTTACTTGCAATAGGGACCATACATGTGATGCTTGGGCGGGAAGAAAGAAATGACGGTTGAGAAGAACTTGAACCGTTGGTTCAAAGAAAAATGGGTTGATGTATCCCGTAAAAAGAAGGATGGCACACATCCTCCTTGCGGACGAAGTAAAGCCAAGACTTCAAGCAAAGGCTACCCAAAATGTCGCCCTTCGGTGAAAGTATCAAGTAAAACTCCAAAGACATCCGGTTCCATGTCGGAAGGTCAAAAACGCGCGGCAACAAAACGCAAGCGCAGTAAAAAACAAGGTGTGGGTGGTAAGCCGACTATCGTTAAGGCAATGGACGATGCTTGGTTAATGCTCAAAAGTAGGTGATGAAATGACAGAATACGAATACATCATGCATGAACCAATAACCGCCGAAGAGTTGGCGATGATGAATGACGACGACATCGCGAAAGAAGTATCATTTTGCACATGTTGTTCACCGTTTGACATTGCGACTTCGGTGCTGAAAGCGAAGAAAAAGAGCAAACCATTCCACGGTTACAACAAAAATAAACATAGTCGTAAAGGCGGTTTGAGCGCAAAAGGTCGCGCACATTTCAAACGCACGCAAGGCTCAAACCTCAAGCGACCTGTCACTAAAAAACCAAGTAAACTCAAGCGCGGTGGAAAAGCCGCGAAAAGGCGCAAGTCGTTTTGCGCGAGAATGAGTGGTGTAAAAGGACCGACCAGCAAGGGCGGTAAACTCACTCCCAAAGGAGCGGCACTAAAGAGGTGGAATTGTTGAAGCCAATAAACGAAGCATGGAAATTATTGAAAGAAGAAAAAGACAATGATGAAGAAGCGAAGAAAAAACTCATCGCTTGTTTGAAAAGAGAAGGCGGCGCGGCATCTTTAGAAGATTGTTGCAAAGCGTGTGATAGGTCAAAAGCCGAGTGTAAGAAACTTATTGACAGCATGGATAATGTCAAAATCTCTCCACACGGCGATGTCATTTTGATGGACGGCTTGTGAGATGATTTACAAGGGCTGTTGTTATTCTGTTGATACGGCGTATCCGTTTGGATGGTGCCGAGACTGCTGGATAGCAAACGGTAGCCCTCAACCGGTAGGTGGCGGTTTTGTTGACCCAGTGGTGATGAGTGTTGAAGATTGATTTATCCGATGAAACAGCATTCATTGACATGATATTGAAGAACACCATTCGTGGTGCTTCAATGGGTGATGGACCACAGCCAATCAGTCAAGGACAAGGCGAAGCAAACGCAAACCCTGTTCCACCTCCACCCAATGAAGTTGAAGAAGAAGAGAAGAAAAAAGAAATGGCGCGCGAAGTTGCTCAACAACTCAAGCGTTCACTTCCCGATGGAGGTTGGTTTCAATCCATGTTCGGTCGCGGTGCTGGTGATTTAGTCAAAGACTTGAGAATGGCGCGTCGTGAACATAAGGATATGCGTGAGGCTATTGATTACGCTATTGATGCTATCCGTATCGCCAAAAAGCAAGAGGTTGAAGCCACCCTTCAATCAATTGATTGGATTGGAAAGCATGAACCAACGGTGCGTAATTTAGGAATAAGTGAACGAGATTTACAAGCATTGCGCAAACATGGAATTACGCGTGAATACGCACTGCGTCGCGCATGTGTTCAATGGGAAAAAGCCAATGATACCATCAGTAAACTATTGTCTATCAACGGCGACTTTAATGACGAACAACGACAAATGTGGATTGATGCTCAACAAGTCAAAAAGAACGCTAAAAAAGAATGGCGCAACACTTTGCATTCAATTGACAACATCAAGAAAACAGACGCTATTTTTTTGACAAAAGCCGCATCCATACTTGAAGAGCGTGGTCCTTTACCCGCGAATGAAATATTTGCCACAATGAGTAAGACAAAATCTTTGTCAACAAGTCAATTAAGCGCGCTTTTCAAAATGTATGGTGTTGATTATGACATTGAGAAAGTCGGTGCTTCATGGGGTATAGTTCGCGACGATACAGTGATTTTCAAAGATGTTTGGGCTTACGCCGCTGGATTCCTTGATGCTGACGGATATATCACAATCACAAAGCGTCTTGAGCCGCGAGCAGGTTTTATTGCCACAGGTGAAAGAGGTAAAATGCATTGTGAACAATTGCACAAGGCTCTTGGTTGTGGTGTGCTTCAAACAGATTTGAAGATACACAAGAATAGCAGACGCACTCAACACCGCCTTCAATTTTACAGTGAGAACGACTTGCGAAAACTGATGAAAGGATTGCGCCCCCATCTTCGGATGAAAAAAGGTCAAGCGGGTGCAGTGCTTGAATTGCTTGATTTGCGCGGTCGTAAAACTGACATTATCAAATCACGACGCGACGAATTGTATCGCATAGTCAAATGGTTGAACTGGAAGGATGTTCCCGACAAAAGAGAAGAGTTGCTTAAAGAGTGGAACATTGATGAAGCCGGACTTCATGCGATGTTCAGTCGGGATGGTGAAACCCTTCGTCTTCTTGACGACGCTAACCGACTTGTGGAGATGATATGATGGCCGAAGAAAAAGGACTGGTAGGGCGTTTTTTGTCAAGGTTGACAAAACCGTTCAACCGGCGAACAACACCCGAACCGATGATGCCCTTATGGAAAACGGGTATCCAAGAACCAGTTCTTGTTCAAGGTGTTTCAATTCCCGCGCTTTACGCTACTGTTCAAGAATCCATAATTTTGCGCACCACAATCAATACCCTGTGTCAAGAAATATTTCGTCGCGGCTATTACTGGGAGAAAAAGTTTCACAAGAAATGCACCAATTGTGAGGAAGAATATCAACACGACACCGTAAGTCAATGTCGTATTTGCGGTAATGAAGAGTTTGAAAGCCCCGATGCCGACCAAATATTATACCCGCGCTGGTTGTTGAAACAGCGCAATAGCATGGACCAATCATTCATTGAAGTGATGAAAGAGATTGAATGGGACTTGGATATTGTTGATGATGCTTTTTTGTTGCTCATCAAAGAATATTTCATTGACCCCAAGAGTGGTGAAATTGAGTTCTTCCGCGTCAAAGAATTAGTTCGCGGCGACCCCACATTCATGCGAATTGTTGCTGACAAGGCAGGTAAACGCGGAGGCCGATACCTCATGTGTCCTGTTCATCGCGATAAGACATACCCACACAACGGCGACCATAGCAAATGCGATGTAGCCGGTTGCGGTCTGCCTTTACAAGATGTTCATTACATCAATACAGCCGGTAGTGGTAAAACGCAATATTACATTGACGGTGAAGTGTTGCATCTATCCAAGTTCAATCCATCAAAATTGTATGGTCGTTCACCAGTCGCCAGTATGTGGAGGCAAGCGCAATCGCTTACAGCAATGGACAATTACATTTACCTCGCGTATCAAAAGAGGCGCATACCGCGTGGTGTTCTCGCTATCACCACAGATAATATTCAGTCAACAGCGTCGTTTTGGAAGGGTGCCGAAGAAAAAATGGAGCGCGACCCTCATTACATCCCCAAAGTTGGCGTTGAGTCCTCATCCGGTCGCGGTAAAGTTGAGTTTGTTCGCTTCATGGATAGTCTTGATGAAATGCAATACGCGCAAGTTCGTGATGAGATACGAATGCGCATCGCGGCCTTCTATGGTGTATCCAATGTTTTCATGATGGACGCTGGTAAGTCGGGTGGTTTGAACAACGAAGGTATGCAAATCCTCGTTACCAACCGAGCGGTTGAGTCCGGTCAAAAGTTGTATTCACGCGAATTATTCCCACGGATGCTTGATGAGATGGGCGTTGAAGATTGGTGTTTGACACTGTATCCAAACGAAGAAGAAGATGAAATTACACGACTTCGCCGCGATGAGCAAGAAGTCAACATCGCACAGCGTATGCAAGCACTTGGGTTCCAACCCGAATTGACCGAAGATGCAGGTCGCGATATACGCTTCGTTTACAAGAAACCGGACCCGGAAGAAGCCGCTATGCAACAGCAAGGCGGCGCACCGGGCGGTATGCCACCGGGCGGTATGCCACCGGGCGGTATGCCGATGGGTATGGCTCCACCTATGCCGCCGGGGGGCGGTTTACCTCCACAGGGTGGGGGTCCGATGATGCCACCGGGGGCAGGGGCTTCGCCACCGGGCGGGGGAGGACCCCCACCGGGAGGCGCGCCAATCATGATGATGGAGAAAGCGATAGGTTTGGGTGAAAGCACTGGACAACGCGACCGCGGACCTGCACCTATCAGTTCCGAAACCCATCAATCGGGCGCACCATCAACAAAAAAGAATCAGCGCGGTAAAGACAAAACTCCGTTAGAACAAGCACTGGACAGCGTTCAAGCCGCGAAAGACCCGACATCAAAACAAAAAGACAGTGGCTTTTGAGTGGGGATAACTTAAAGGCATAGCCGCGCCTCGTCAAACGCATGAGCCTACTTGCAAAGATGGACCCGATGGTTCGTAAATTAGAAACTGCAATGTCCGAGTTCAAGGTCGCGCTGGCAAACAACGACCTTGTTTCGGCTGAACAATTCTTGAGAAGCATTCAATCAACAAGCGATTATCTTGCTGACGATGTAACCGCGATTTACAAGTCTCAAAATGGTGGAGACAAAGTGTTGGGTGTGAATGACACATTCGCGGGTGGCTTCCCTGTTGCTCAATTTAACAGCACTCAAGGAGTTATCGCGAAGGGTGAGAGGCCAATGGGCTACATTGGACCGGACCGCATTGGTTCACACTTCAAGAAGCAAGGACAGGTGTGAGTGTGTCCGACGAGTCTGCTGACGCTATGACGCTGATGAAGGCTCTCATCAGCAAAATGGAGAGCATGGATGCTGAAATACACGCTATGCGAAAAAGCATGGACACTCCCGAACTACTACTCAAGCGCGCTGGTTTTGTTCGCGCAAACACACCAGCAAACGAAGATGTGTGGGGCGACCCACTACGCGGCGACAGAAATGATGTCATCAGCAAAGCCGCCGCCGCGATTGATGACGCAGGTATGAGTATGCCGGAATCAAATGAAGCATGGCATGAAATGTCATGGGAAGAAATACACGCGATGGCTGACACAGCCGCGCAAGCAGAAGGAAGGAGGATTGACCAATGAAACCAATGAAAGTTGAAGCAGGTGAACATGCACCCGATGTTGAAGCATTGCTCAAGCAAGCAAACGAATTGATGGAAAAAGCGGAGAATGAAACCAAGAAGTTTGGTTCGGAACACGCTGATTTATTTTCCGAGGTAACAGGAGTTGAACCTGTCAAGACTGGATATTACGACACCAACCAACGACGCATAGAGGTCAAGGATGTCCCCAAGAAGAAACCAAAGACGGAGAAAGTCAATTTGACCCCTATCGGTTATCCTTATCCACTTGAGGCACGCGAGAACAAGAAGGGCGACCCTTCGGATAAAAACCCCGAATCAGCATACAACCTCACAGACTATCTATGAGGTGATGAAGTGTGCGCGAAGATGCTTTGCAATACCATCAGCGTGTTGTAAACGAGTTTGCGCAAGCAGTCATCAACAAAGAAGATGCTCGCGATGAAGCAGTCAATGTCTTGTTAAGCGCAAACAACTTGGAGAATCAAGGATACTCCAATGTCATCTTCAAAAAAGAAGCAGAAGATGTCCTCAAACCTCTCCTTGAAATCAAGAACCCATCCGACAAAGGGATGGAGAGGATATTTTCGGCTAAGACCACACGCCATGAACCTGCGCCTGTTCGTCATCACAAGAGTCGTCGTTTGTTTGACGATAAGATGTGGACCGATGCGATGGCAACTGACAATCAAGATGAGATTGACAGGATGGTAAGAAAGTTCATTGCTCGCCGATTCAATGACACCATACCCGATATTGCCGGTCGCGGGGTTGATGGTGTTGTTGGTAAACACTCTAAGTTCAAAGCGTTAAACCTTCACCCTCCGCGCAAAGGTCAAATTGCATTTGGTGAGAAACCTTTGTGGCAACACTTGATGAAGTATTTGCACAGCGATGGCGGCAAAAACGCAGAACGCTTGCATAAAGCGATGGTTGATGTCGCTAACAAAATGCATCCTGTTCTTAAACAACCTCATCTTTTCAGCAATTGGAGAGGCAACAACGCTACCGTCATGAAGATATACAAGCGCGGCAAGGATGATTTTATCAAAGCGTTTGGTGAAAGATACGGTCAAGACCATCCGCTTCTTTCTCATCCACTGCTTGATGAGTTTTTCATACGACACAAACATTGGGAAAATGAAGGGATACCTCGCGATGAAGTGTTTGATATTCTTTACGAAAGTAATGGGATGCCAACTCAAGAGGGTAAAGGGCAATCACCTGTTGAGTTGTTGCGCGAATTAGCAGATACATACAACGACACAAGGAGAAGACCGAAGGAAGGCGAAGCAAACTTTGGTCGCGTTGGTGATGATGCACACCGACTCGGCATCTCTATGCTCCCTTATGATGACATTTACCGTATCAAGCGATGGATGCTGGAAACAAGCGGTGGTATGAATGAAGACGGGACAGTTGGTAATGACAAGATTATCAACGACATACTCGGACCGGATGCGCGAGGTTTCATGGCTCATCATGCTTACATGATAGACAATTTGCTAAACACGCTACACGCTGGCGGTGCTGAAAGAAACGGTATGAGTCATGTAATTCCTAATCGCTTCTTGGGTAAAACGATGGAAGAAGTTACGCGCGATATAACAAAAAGGCACCAAGTGGTAAGACAAAAATTACAAGACGGTCGTTGGTCAACACTTGGTGATGATGCGTTACAAAATGCTTTGGAGGGTTTTGACTTTAATCAAAAAGTCAAGGAATATGTGCAAAAGAATCCTAACACCGAGGTAATTGACGACGACGACAACCCGATTTATCCACACATTGACCACAGTGAATATGGCGATTTCATTTACATGAGTTCGGAATTGCCGGATTTGCGACAACTGACTGCTCGCGGTTTCTTCCAAAAAGAGGAATTAGATGACCTCATTGAGCGCGGTGTGATTGCTTACGGCTCAAAGGAATACAGCGATATGCTTCGGCAATCAGTCGCGGACTACACTCATACCCATAATATCGCTGATGAGTTTGATATGCTTGATGAGCCAACCGTTCATCAAACGCCTCTTGGTATTTTGATGGAGGGTGTTGGTAGCAGAAGAGGTAATGCAAACGGTGAATCGGGTGATTTTGGTGTTGCTTTAGATACAGCAATGCCAAACATGATTCGCGTTCCTTTACCAACAACATCATTCATGATGCCAGCGAGAGGTGAAAGAGAGGCTTCCGGTAGCCAAAGAACCGTTGAACAACAAGATGTGTTTGACCCGAAGAAAGAAACTGATGGTCAACTAAGACAAGATTTGTCCAATACCTTACAACGCTACGGCATTGAGGATGAAGAAAAATACTTGGGTATGTTTGACAACGGTGAAGTGGTTAGTCTCAATGTTCCGCGCAGGGAGATGGCTACCCAAGATGTGGCGGAAGGCATCATCAATCCATACACAGCCGAACGAAACCCCGACTCTTTAGCAAGCCCTCGCGGTCAAATAGAACAATTCGTGGAGGGTATGCCATCACCTATGTCAATCGCTACAAAAGGTCTTCATTCATTTTACATGGCCCACAGTAACGACCTCGGTATCAGTATGCAAGACCATAATGGTTTTTTCAGTCTTGACGGGATACCAGCAAGAAGCACAGAAACAGCGTTGAAGACTCCGATGTATTCAACACGCAAAGCGCGAATTGGTTCTCAAGCGAACAACCGAAGAACTTTGTTTAACAGGATGCAACTACCCGGCGACCATCAAGGCAGTGTTGCGCGACAGTTCGGCATAACGAAGGATGATTATTCTAACGAGGACAAACTGTTGATAGACGCGTTTTTGCTTGGTATTCACCACCCATTGCATGAACACGACGACGATTCACTCGCGCTTTTCAATGCATTGATGGATGCGAATAAAGGAGAAAGAATGGACATCATCAAAAATGGCATACACAAAGACATCATTGGTAGTGGTGGCAGAACTGGTGAAGACATGTTAAGAGAATTGTTGCAAGATGTTAGCGAGCCAACACACCACGCAATATACCACAAAGAGGATTACGATGACCACATGGCTAAACTGGTCAACTTTAACGAACCATACGAACTACCGGAAGCGCAAATAAAAGGCATAAAATCGCGCGGAAGGCTGATTCAATCAATCAAAGAACTTGACCAACAATATCGTCGCGCATTTGAAGACGGTGATGATGCGAAGAAAGACGAGTTGCACAGACGCATTGAAACATTGTTAGACAGCGAAGATAGTGTTGTGGGCTATCGTGAACACGAAGATGGATTATCAGCCCTTGTCGTCGGTCCAACTCCTTCTTATCTTGCTTCTCAACACTATGCTATGCTTGGTAATGCGTTGCAGAAGGCGCGTAACATTGGCGACACTGATGCACAAGAAATGATTGAAAAAAGAATGATGGAAGTCAAAAGACAAGCACCGCCTCGCGATGGTGGTGAAATAAAACTCAACAATCACGAAGAGCGCATGAGCAATGTTGTTGATACTTTACGCGCGCAAGAAAAGATATTCAAAGTGTTGCGACCAGCGATTGAGAAAATATATCCCGGCGTTTACACAAACGATGCACGCGAAGCAAACGCGGCTACTGCTTATACACTCAAACTTGCAGAACAAATCGCTATGCTGTCCCCCGATGAAAGAGAGAAATTGTTCAGTGGAGAAAACAACATACGGTTAGGAAAAAAGAGTGCTTCGTTTAATTTATCAAGGGAAGAGATTGAAGAATTAAAAAACTTGAATGTAAAGCGTGATGTCCATTTTGGTTCATCGTTTGAAGCAAGCAAATTGCTTGAAAATACATTTGGTGGTGTTCAACCAAAAGGATACAAAGTGCTTTCACATCTCGCGAAGGATTCAATCAACATAGACGAAGAAGAAATCAAGATGTTTGACCAACTTATTAGCAATGTCAAAAAAGCCGCGGGGGAGCAGAACATCAGTTTCCGCGAAGCATTTGCGGCAAGATATTATCCAACAAACAACGAAGGAAGACCGTTGACTGGTGAAGAACGAAGCATCGCGTTTGACGCTTTGGAAGGCATAAAAAGAAGAGTGGGCGGTATGGGGTTCAATGAAGGAGGCATATTCCGCGGTAATCCAATCTTTAGGCATGGTGGTGAATCAATACTTGATGGCAAGAACAAACCAATCAGTATGAATAAGGAGCGCGAAATCATCTTCAAGTTACTACACAACGGTTTCGCTCAAACAAGAGAAGGTAGTGATGTAGCGTTGGACTTCAAAGGAATGAAGTTTTTTAGAGGTAACAAACCGAACACCAAGAAAGTGATGAACTTCAACAAACTATCATCGTTGAATAATATTGCTTCATTGCTTGATAAGGTCACATCAACACAGATGTTTGACAAATCATCAGCGACCGAATCACTTGTCGCGATGGGCGGATACAATCATAACAACGCACCTGTTGTCCCTGTCTCAACAAGCGCGAATAAGAAGTTTGACGGTGGCTTCGGGACTAAACTTCCATTCATTGCAAGACCCGACTCTTTGGCTCAAGGTATGTTGTATCTTGAAGACGAAGACACACATGTTTACAATCCTCCGCCAGCACAGCAAATGGTTTCTTTGAGAAACATGATGAGGCGCGTCAATCCACAATTGTCTCCTTTACCCAAACCCCAACCAAACGACAAATACTTTCAAGGATACCAACTCTTTAGTGATGAACCAAACCTCAACATTCGTATGGGTCAAGCGGCTAATCAAGCGATGGCTACTGGAACAGAAGCGTTACAGTCCACAGATGATTCGTTGAGAACATACTCATCACATCTCCTTGATGTCGCGTTGGATGACACACTCATTATCAAAGACGACGGTAAACCTCAACCAATCAAGTTCATGCATCGTATCTTTGAGTTATCCGACTTACAACATTTGCGCGGGTTTGTTGGTGATTGGGTTATCAGTTTGTATCCTCACGGCGAGCATGTTATTGTAAGCAAAGACAAAAAAGGCATGACAGCATACAATGTTGATGGGGAAGTGGAGTTAGATGAGACTATTTTGGAGGAAGCGGACAAAGTTTACGAAAAGGACTTCACGGTTCACGCGGTTCTTCATGATGGAATAATGACGGTCATTGACCTGTTGAAGACAGCAGATGAAGACACACACAACATGCCGACCAAAGATAGAATCCGGCATCTTCGCGCTCAATACGAATCAAGTGAACATATCAAAATGCCCGAACCAATCAACACAAAGCGTAGCGACGATGAAGGACTGCAAGTTGCTGTTGATGGATTGAGAAAAGAAAACAGCGACATGGATATTTTGCTACGCGACGCAAACGCTACTTACATGAAAGGTGAACCTCGTCATCCTAAATGGGTGTTGTTGAGCAAAGAGAAAATGGTTGATGTAATCATACTTTCAAGAAATGGCAAATCATACACGGTTGGTGTGGGTCCACTTATGCATCCCGAACATTACGGTAAGCGCGCGCAACAAGTTGGTGAAGAACACTACATGAATATAGGAAGCGCAAAGGGTCCGCGTGGTTTGAAAGTTGGAGACTTCGCGACTATCCGTTGCACAGGTGTAAGTTCATCAAACGGTGAACACACTACTTACCGTGTCCGTTCAGCCAAGATAACTGATGATGAACCGCTTGCCGCTGACAGTGTTGAAACGCTCGCTGTTATGTCGGGCGACCATCATGTTCCTCAACAGGTCAACATGAAGAAAGGCAAAATCACAATATTTTTCCCATCGTTTGACGATGAAGTTATTTGTAAAACGCGCAAAGAAGAGGGTGATTGGTATGTTGAGCCGGAATCATCTCTATGGGGCAACGACTATCTTGTTGAGTTAGCACGCGACCAAGAAGCATACTGGATTGCAAAAGCCGCTTGGCTCTTGATGAAGGAAGATG